TAATCGCTATTTTGTAAATACAGAAAGTACATTTTCTGTATATTTTTTCAGGTCTGCGGCATGAACCAAAAACGGAGCATACTTTGAGACCAGAAAGGAGGTACCCTTTGAAACATCCAAAGGGTCTTTTAATTCTTTATTTAGACGAGGGGTAAAGTTTAGCATATTTTCAAAAATGGCCAGTGTCTCGATGGACATTTTGCCCTCAACATATAGTCTATATATCAAAGGAGGTTGGGTGAGGTCAGCGGGAATGAAACACTCATCAAAGGAGAGTGATTCCTTTTCGGCTTCTTCCCCAAGTGCTGTGACATCGGTTTTGAAGTTATAATCAAGTGCTTGAATCTTTCCAGTCCACGTATTATAAGCTCCTTCGTTACACTCGCCAATCCATTTATTACCAGCAAGAATGTTTGCAAGGGAGTAAAGAATGACGTCGTTTCTCTTTGGATAAGTCTTGGCCAGCTTTTCAAACTGGTACCTATTCTTATGCCCCATAAATGTTTCACGCTTGCACCTCGGACCTTTAAAGTTAAACTTAAAGGCATCATAATCCCTTTCTGAATTAAAGTGAAGTGACAGCGCAGTGAATGTGCTGTATGCATCCATAGGAGTGCAGCTGTCGGTGCTAAGTGTAATCATATTAATGTTGCCGTATTACTTTTCTTACCTTTAAGTACGTTGTTCCTTACGGCTTCAAGTTTAAGCTTTTCTTTTAAGGGACCGTTAATGAATGAGGTAATGTCCTCAGGATCAAATCCCTTTTCTTCACAGATGCATATAATAGCTTCTACATATCCCATCCCGTCCCTGCGGACAAGTGTTTCTACCTCACTGATAAACTCTTCTTTAGTCATTGGAAGGTTTAGTGCTTCTTCAATCTCTTTCTTTTTCATGCTTTGTCAAATGCCTTTAACAGTACTGTATTGTTGTTAATTCTACCGTTAGCCTTTCGTGGCTTTGTCTTTAGTGTCTTTAAGAGATTGTCAATCTTTCTCACCGTTCCCGAAAGAATTAGCGGTAGTACATCCTCTGGTTTTCTCAAGGTTAGGGTGACGCTTTTATCAGGATCAAACTCTTTAATACTTGTTCCCTTCACGCTGAATCCACTAGGTGTACTTGAGTAATAGATACTTAGATGACGATACTTGGTATTGAATACGTATACTCTTTGGCTAAAGGGAATGGAGATTGGATCAATACTTTGCAACGAATACTGATCATCTTCTTGGCAGTATTTCAGACGAGCAACTTGCTTGTCTGCCGCCTTTGGTCGTTTCACACGAGGTCGTCGCGTACTCTTCACCTTGGAATGGGATGCTGCAGCAGAAATCATTTTTTCAAAGTTAGCAACAATCCGCTTTAGTTGAGGCTTTCGCAAATAAGAGTAACCTTCAACCGCATCTGGACAAGTACGATCTACCGCAGCCTTAAACTCAGCGTGGTGAGTGGTTAACCAATTAACAACAAACTGCGCTCCTTTAGCTGGAATACCCCCACTGCGTAACAGCATACTTACATCCATATAAGGCATCTTTGTTGGTGTATCCCCTGATTCAACCTCCGCAACTTTATCAAGAAGTTCCTCAAGATGAATAATTACCTCGTCATTAACTTTGGCTTCCAATCTTTCAAGCGGAGTCTTAACAACAGGTTTAGGTTTTGAGTCATCCTCTGCCGCTTCCGCCTCTTTCTCTGCGGCTGAAAAGCGGTAATCTTTAATCGCATCTTTTAGATGTTCATGAATAAACTTGGAGACTTTCTTTGATTTTTTAGCGTCTGGATGGCAGTCAGGCATTCCTCGCTGCAGCATCCGCACAAGTTTACCAACCGTACTTACAACCGCGCTTGGTGCTAAACCTTTAATTGCTGAGACGTCTGATTTGGTATAGCCGTTCTTTTCCATCCAATCAATTACCCATGGCCGCATATCAGCAGAGTCAAGGTAGTAATTGTAAAAGAGCAAAGCTTTGCTTTGTCGATCGTTATACTCTTCAATACTGATACTTCCCGCATCAGTCCAAGAAGGTTCTGTTCCTGTGAACTTAAAGTCAACCGCGGCCACTTCGCCACGCCGGTCTAGGAATTTTTTTCGTTTTGTTGCCATACTATATATTATACACTAATTGTTGTTGTTTGTAAATAAAAAATTGTTTTAATCCACTGACTTTCCATCTCTTAACCGAGTAAGATAAGGAAAGCGGGGAATCCCGTCGGGAGTGAGATTGAAAAAGGTGCACGTGCCGTAAGAACCAATGTACTTCTCTCTGTTGACAAGTAGGTCCTTTAGAAAGTCGTGACGGCCTTTGATATTGGAATGGAATGTTTCTCCCTTTTCAGTCTCGAGAATTGCATATCCAGCCATGCCACTTTTATTGCCCTTTCCTTCACAGATGTCAAGGATAAGGTACTCTTCGTCTTGAAAGTCTTTGCGCTTTAGCAGTCCGCTGCTTCGTTTAAATTCATAAGGAATATCTTCACGAATCATTTGTCCTTCGTATCCTCGGTCTACATAGTCCTTATAAGCGGAGTCAACAGAAGCTTCAGACCTATGAAAGTTTGTTTCTACGATTCTGATCGCGCTATCCCTTAGGTTGAACTCTATGTAAACAGATTGCAGATCTTCCGTTCTCTGTGCAAACTTTTTACTTGGATCGGCAATATCGTACCAATGAAATTGCAGCTTTTCTGCAGACTCCTGAAGATCTTCTTCGGTAGGTTTAGTCTTTTTAGCAAGCGAACTGATCTTGTTAAAGTCTTCCTTATACTCGTGGTTATAAAGTTCACCGTCAAGTACAAGGTCAGGAAAGGCCTTAAACACCTCCTGTAGTGACTCTAAGATGTGGGGAATGGTTACCCATGGTTTTCCATTACGGCTCTTGGCACCATCCTTGGTGATAACAGCACGCATCCCGTCAAGCTTTGGTTGAGAGAAAACAGGATACTCGATCTTGTCCTGCCGGTCTTCCCACTTCTTTGCGAGAGTAGGCGAGATAAATTTCACCGAAGTATCAACCGCTGTCTTATCCGTAGTATAGCCAGCATCAAGTTTTTTCTGGAACTTGGCCATGGCTTCAAACTCAGCCTGCTGTGCGACATTACGTTCGTTAGCTCGGCCGACGTTTGTGGCTTTAACGCCGTACCACTTAGAGGTGGTAATCTTCCCGCCAACTTGCCCACTGTGGGTTCGGTACGCGGTATCGCTGTATTCAATAGTCCATTCTCGAAGAGCACCTGTGGATGCCCTAGAGAAGAGTGTTAGTAGTTTTGCCATAATATAAATTAGTCGCGACACCGCCGCTTGGACTGTTCTTTCTTTTTGTCCTTGAACTTTTTGGTAGGTGGTGCCATGGGGTGCCGGACAAGATTACGAAGACCAAGAGTTGATTTGTCCAGCTTCTTCTTTTTCTTTTTCCGACTCATGAGATTGTTATTCTTTAATGCGTTATTTCCTTTTTACTACCTTCGTAAATTCGTCATGCCAAAACTTACTAGACTCTCTCAAGGTGGAATTGGCTTCTCTTACGTATTCAAGAGTTGATAGTATAATATCTTTCCTACGAAAGTCAACGTCAGTTTTATTCAATTCAAAATCGTCAAGAATTTCAATAATTGAATCAATATACGGGCATGTATTGGGTGGTATGCTTGGTGCCCTTTCCTTAGCAGACTGTAATCGTGTTTTACTCATTTTCGTGGTGTGGTAGGTTGTGGGTGATTCGGGTTTCAGTTATGCCAAATATCCGTTGGGGCGATTCATCATGCCAAGCAAGGCAGCGAACTCTCTGCAAACTGCTCGCAAGCAATCACGGCGAGAAACCAAAGTGTTGAACTGTTGTTGGTCGGCAGCGTCGTCAAAAGCAAGGTCGTCGAACTGCTCCATGAACTGCTCAAGCTCGTCTTGCGCCTGCTCAAGATCGGCACGGCGTTCGTTCCAGCGTCGGCAGAAGTTGTTTTCAAAATTGTTGTTCATAGTGGTGTGGTGTGGTGCGGTTTACTTGTCAAAGGCTCCGTTGCGAGTTTCGCGAATTAATTCTGCAATTGTATCGCGGGCGTATTGGAGCTGATTCACTCCAATGGAGTCTAAATATCTTAGCCAGTGTTTATCGGCAACTTCCTGAGCATGATGTAATACTGCAACCTGAGACCAGTTCTCGGCCTCGAGGATTTGCTCGTAATACCTATGCTCCTTCGCGAAGATTTTCGGAGCGAGATCTTTTATTTTCATAATGTAGTGTGGTGTAGTTTTGCTTACAGATATATTCTAACACACTTTTCGGTATTTGTACAGGGAAAAGTGGTAAAAAAATGAAAAAAATGCATTTTTTGCCGGATTTGACACAAAAATGCTTAATTTGACACAAAGGTCATTTTTCTTCACCCTTTTCGGCTGACTTCTTCTTTTTGAAGATGCGGTCGTAATTGGATCTATATTTTTCCCCGTCGACCTTTCGGGGTTTGTCTCCTTTTCCTGCCTCACTCATAATTTTCAAGATTCCCTTTGATCATTTTCGCACGTCTCACAAAGCAGCCTTTCAGAAAACCCCTCATTGATAATGACTCTGCAGCCGTGGCAAAGGGTTGCCCCTCGCCCTCCATTAAATTTATGGATAGGCGGTAAATCCCCCGTGTACTCAGCAGAATCCAGTTCTTCAGGGATGAGATCTGCAATTTCGTCCATACTCATGTTGTTATTTCGTAAATTTCTTTCCAAGTATCAACCCGTGTAACCCTGTCGTCAAGAGGCTGATTCCAGTTGTATTGGTGTGACATTAAAAACGATTGCAAACCCATCTCTGCGCCTAGATTAGCGTTCTCTGTTTTGTCCTCTACCCAGATCCAACCACTCCCTTGGTACCTTTTCAGTGCTTCGTTTTTATCAGCTCCACAAGGAAGGCAATGAATCCGCTCAAAAACGTTTTCGCCAAAGACTCGTTTTAAGTTCTGTTCTCTCAGCTGAGTGGCATATCGCTCTTCTCCAAATGAGGTGATGGCATGAAATACCGCGCCGTGTTCTTCATGAAACTTCCGAACGTATTTAATAGCGTCCCTCAGCGGAGGAAGGAATCCAATTGCAGCAGATTCACAAAAGTGCTCAACAAGAACCTTGGCCTTCTTTTTGCTAATACCATACTGCTTGTCAATATAATATGAGTGCTCTTTTTTCTTGTATCCTTTACGCTTCATCCACCATTCAAACGAATGGACCCATGAAAGGAGTACACCGTCTACGTCTGTAAGAATAATCATCTTGTCTTTATTTCTGTTGTGATTGTAATGATTCCACCATATTTTGAAGTATCGTGATTTTCATCCATAGGCCTGACTTACGGCTTGCAGCCATTGTAGAAGCCGTTTCTTCCGAAGCGTCAAAGTCATCAATACTTTCTTCATAAAGAGCTTCGTAAAAATCCTGTAGGCCTTTAGCCGAGGCCGAAAGACTTTCAACGGCCGTATCTATTTCAGTTGTGTTTTTCATAATTGGTTGTAAAATATAAATATGTTATATGAATGGTATGTTATTTTTCTATGTCTGGGTAGCCCTTTGGATCTATAATCACATACGCTTTTGGCGTAATTACTGGGGAGCAACAGCGGCTACGCCAGCAGAAATATATGAGGGTAAAGTGAAGACTGTATTTTCTAAATACGGAGATGAGAGGAATCCTAAAGTTGCCCATACAACCTACTTCATCAAAGGAGTTCAGTTTATGGTATTCTTTATATGTACAGGCCTTTCGCTTCA